GCTAACAAGTTTGCACTTGAAGGTGTACCTAAGAAAGTAGCCACACCTGAACCTAAAGAAGTTATACCAGTGCCACCATTAGCAACTGGTAGAGTGCCTGTAACACCTGTTGTAAGAGGCAGACCGCTGACATTTGTTAATGTGCCAGAAGCAGGAGTACCAAGAGCAGGTGTTGTTAAAGTTGGACTAGTAAGTGTTTTATTAGTCAAAGTCTGAGTTGCTGCCAGAGATACCAGTTCATAGCCACCAGCAACGGCGCCATCATGGACTACTATAGTATCTTTTGTTGTATTAACGGTAACTTCACCAACAGCGCCCGTAAATGTTGCATGTTCCGCAGTAGTTCCGCGTCTTAATTGTAATATTGTTGGCATAATTTATATCCTAAGTGTATGTGCCGCAATCTACGGCAGTTATATTAACAGCAGGAATTGCAGTACCGGCACCTAAATTATTAAGATCCGATCTCATCAATTCAAAACCCCCGACAGTTGTACCATCATGGACTACTAATGTGTCTTTAGAAGTATTGACTGTTAATTCTCCCTCTGCACCCGTAAATGTTGCGTGATCCGCGGTTGATCCGCGTCTAAATCTAATTCTAGTTGCCATTATGCTATACTTCCATAGTCGATTGCATTAAAGTCACCGACTTCTTGAGTAATTAAACCATAATCTTGATCAGCATTGATTGATACTTGAATAATTGCAGTGCCTGCTTCAGAATCAAAATCTACAAACATACTACTGGTAGAGGTATCTGCAAACGTAAACTTTGTAACTGCATTAGTTTCATCAGTATCAGATGCAGAAATGCTACCAGACATATCAACTATAGTACCATCAGTTTTCTTTGTGTATATTTTTTTATCAGTAGAATTTAATGCTATTTCTCCTATTTCTAAATCCTCGGCGCCTGGCACAAGACCTACTGCTTCCGATCTTTTTGGTTTAATTATTGTTGACATTAAATTCTGCCTCTAAATCTGATATTCGTTTTTTATATTTTTTAATTACAGTATCAGTTTGTTGCAACTCTTGCAGTAACTTTTTATTACGATCTTCTAATTCTGTTATATCATCATTAGAAATTTTTTTCTCAACGATAACTTCTTTGATTACTTCTACTTCACGTATCTTTATATTTGCTTTTTCTGCATTTAATTCTAAGATTAACGCTTGATTAGACTTGTTTAAAGCATCAACTTCCTGTGTCTTTTCTAATACAGCACTCTTCATTTTTTCTTTTTCTTTTAGTGCTACAGACAATTTTGAAGTTATTAAAATAAATTCTAATGTTTTATCACTCAATGACTTGCTTAGGTTAGCAATATATTCATCAAGTAGTACATTATTCTGTGTGTTGCTCGTATCCATATTGTCACCTCAAAAAAGGGGAAAATAACTTTTCCCTTTTTATATTATATATTTAAGAATAAGTGCCGCCATCCACAACGTTAGTAAAAGCAGGTGTACCGTTATTTGAGTATAAGAAATATCCATTAGTACCCGCAGCAGTTACTTGCAATGCGCCTGTTCCGTTACCGTAAAGGATACCGTTGCTAGTAAATGTACCTGCACCAGTACCACCGTCAGAAACTGCGATATCCGCTGATAATCCTGAAACAGTACCACCAGATATGTTACCTTCAATGTTAGCAACAAGTGTACCAACAGTAATAGTTAAGTTACCGGTAGATGCGCCAGTGCCAGTAGTTGTACCCATTGTAAACTTATCAGCCGACTCGTCCCAACCCATGAATACATTGTCTGAATCACCACGTTCAATAACAATACCAGAATCGTTACCAGGGGCGCCAGTAGTACCATTGCCTAATTCAAGCAGGGTATCTTTGACTAATGTGTTAGTAGTAGCAAGTGTAGAAGTAGTACCATTGACAGTAAGGTTACCAGTAACAACTAAGTTTCTGGAAACAGACAAATCTTGACCAATCGTTACGTCATCTGGCAGACCAATTTGAACTTGACCGGCTGAAATAGCAGTGTTGATTTCATTTGCTGTACCAGCTACAGTCAGTGTAGAACCGCCAGCTATTGTAACAGGTGATCCACTTCCGCCAGCAAGAGTAAATGAAGTTGAAATATTTTCTGTTGTTACTGAAGTTACCAAACCTTTTGCGTTTACTGTAATAACAGGAACTGCTGTAGTTGAACCAAATGATCCAACATTTGAGTTAACAGTTGCTAATGTACCTGCGCCAGTTACGTTAGCTGAACCGTTAAAACTTCCACTAGTATAAGTTAAATCACCAGTGATAGCAATTGTTCTTCCAGTAGTCAGTGTTGCAGCAGAACCAGTTGTATTCTGATTACCAGTTTCATTGACACCTGGCAAGTTAATGGCCGCTGAACCATTAAATGAAACACCGCCAATATTTCTAGCAGTAGTCAGTGTTGCAGCAGAACCGGTTGTATTCTGATTACCAGTAGTGTTAACACCAGGCAAATCAATGTTTGCTGAACCATCAAAACTTACACCACCGATTGTTCTGGCAGTTGTTAAAGTGGCTGCTGATCCTGTAGTGTTTTGATTGCCACCGGTGTTAACACCTGGCAGATCAATGTTTGCTGAACCATTAAAGGAAACACCACCAATATTTCTAGCGGTTGTTAAAGTGGCTGCTGATCCAGTTGTATTCTGGTTACCAGTTTCATTGACACCTGGCAAGTTAATGTTTGCTGAACCATCAAAAGAAACACCACCGATTGTTCTAGCAGTAGTCAGTGCTGCTGCTGTGGTTGCCGTAGACGCATTACCTGTTAAAGCCGCAGTAATTGTTCCTGCTGCAAAATTGCCTGAAGCATCACGCTTTACAAGTTTGGAAGCAGTATTAGCATTAGTTGCGCCATCAACAACATCAGTATAAAATTTACCACCAATAGCATGAATAACTGCTGAGTTATCGTTGTTTACTGACTCAATATATAGTTTAGCACCTACACCGTCATTTGCCTTATCTTGTGCATATGCTAATTCTGCTACAGCTAAGTCATCGGTATCCGGTGCTGTTATTGCGGTTGAACGTTTGATCTGAATAATTGTAGACATTGCATTTCCTCTGTTGGTTATAAATTATTATTATTTTTAATACGTTCCACCATCTACGTTGCCAGTTATTGCGGTTAATGCTGTAGGAACCCATTTTTGTAATGTTATGTCATACACTAATGTATCTCCATCTTCTAGAATCGCAGTAGGATCTACATTCGCTAAATTTTCTAACTTTGCATTAGTTAAGGCTTGAGATCCAGGTGTTCTAGTAATAGTTGTTATTCTAGTAGATGCAGAAGGTACGCTTACTTTGGTAACGACAGATGCAGCAGGCACGTTTACATTGATAGCCATTATCTGGTTGCCTCAGGCGTTACAGTTATGATTCCCTCCAACACTCTTAAAGTTTCAACATTGTTTACAATTTCTACATCATATACATATCTGCCTGCTTTTAAAGCACTAGTTTGTGTTGCCGTCAGCGAAATTGTAATTTCACCTTCTAGATTATCTTTAGCGACAGTAAATGCAGTATAAGTATTAGTATAATAACTTTTTCTTAAATGTGAAGAACCCGTGTAACTAGTTAAATCTTTGGCTGTGCCATCCGCATTTGTTATGTTAAATATCAAAGAAAATGTTGTTCCTTGATCTATAACTATATTTTGTATTGCAGCCATTTACAAGCATCCTTTATTGATACAATATTTATAAAAAATGAATTCTTAATATGAATACAATTCTAACATTAAAATATGGAAACAAGTATACATCCGCAGATGTAAATAGAATATACGATGCCACAGATGGTAAATATAACTATGTGTGCGTAACGGATAACCCCACTGGTTTATACCCTGATATTTATACAATACCAACTGATACTGAAATAGAAGGTCACTGGGAAAAGATAAAATTATTTAAATTAAACAATCTCGGAAAAATACTTTATCTAGATTTGGATATAAGAATACAAAATAATTTAGATCATTTATTTGAAATGCTTGACAGCAATCCTATTATTTGTTATACTTATTGGAAAGATAAGAATTTTCCTTATCATAAAGACAAAAGATGGTCTTATAATTACCTAAGCAACTTTAATTCCAGTGTAATGTTGTGGGAAAATGCTAGACATATATATGATTATTGGGAAAAGAATCAAGACTATTACATGGTTAAATACGCAGGTGATGATAGATTTTTGTACCATGAAAACTTTACATTTGAACATTTTCCTGAGAGTGAGATATATTCATTTAAGTTTTCAGGTAATAAATACAAACCTGAATACACGATAGCATTATTAAACGGGCAAGCTGACTTCCCGGATATTGAGAAAGAATATGAGCATGAACTTTGTATGCATCAAGTGGGGTAGTAAGTACTCCGCTGACTATGTGAATAATCTTTATAATATGATTGAGAAAAATTATACAAAAGAATTTACTTTCACCTGTTATACAGATGATGATGAAGGTATTCTAGCAGACTGTTTTCCTATTCCCGATGATGGTGTACTGCACCCTGATCATTGGTTCGGTAAAGAATTGTATTGTTGGGACCGAGCAAAGTTTCTTGTGTTCAACTCGCATAAATGGCTTGGATATGAAGGCAAGTGGTGTTACTTTGATTTAGATGTTATCATTCAAAACAATATTGATGACATAGATAAACTTGCAGAAAAGCCAAGAATTGCACATTCCAATTGGCAAAACCCCAAACAAAAACACGAAAGATTGTTTATAGATATGAGAGGCACTTTCTTTAACTCAAGCATGATGTTATGGAATTCTGATCAGTGTCAAAAAATATATGAAGAAGTTTTGTTTGATGATGAAATGGTGTTCAAAACATTCTACAAAGGCAGTGACAACTACCACTATTGGAGACAAAAAGACTTTTGGTCTAACATTCCTTTTGACTGGTTGTATTCATATAATAGGGGCATGAAATTTCCAAATGATTTAGAACTATTTAAATACAGACCCGATGCTAAAGTTTGTATATTTAATATTGATAATACACCACATCCTGACGCAAAGAAACAAATAAAACTTAAAGACTTAAAAGACAAAGACTTATTGAGGTTATGGAGATGCGTGTAAATTATGTTTGCTGTAAGTGGGGAACTAAGTATGGTCCTCATTTTGTAAATAAATTAAAGAACATGGCAAAGCGTCATACTGATTCTGAGAAGTTTGACTTTCACTTCTATTGCTACACGGAACACCCTGAGGGTCTTGATGAAGAGATTAAAGTAATTGACTTTCCTGACATTGATAGTATTCATCCTAAGTATTGGTTTGGTAGTGATAATTTTAAATACGGTATGGCTCGTTGTTGGGATCGCCCTAAGACTTTTGTTTTTAATACTCATAATTTTGCTGATGATAATCCTACTGGAAGATTTGTATTTCTGGACCTTGATGTTATTATTCAAAATGACATGGGTCCTATCATTACATACGATTTAGATCGTCCAACTAAACTAAAAAGTTGGTGGCAAGATCCCCGTCCAATGAAAACTAGACAGTTTAAACTTGCACATGGCGCTTATACTAATGGTAGCTGTCAAGTGTGGAGTGACGATCAATGTGAGGTTATTTGGAAAGATGTTCTAAAACATCAAGAACAAATATGGTTCACATTCACCGATGGTACTGATAACTATCACAGTTGGCGATGGGGCGAATTTAGTGAAGCAAAACTATGGGGACATTTCCCAAGTTGGATGGCATACTCGTACAATCGTGGGCGTTCTTGGGACGAAAATGATTTAGTAGTGAACACATATCGCTCAACCCCAATATTATGTGTCTTTAATATTGACTTGTTACCGTTTGAAGATAAAAACAGAGGCAGCACAAAACAAGACAACTTAGCAGATCCGAATTTATTGGAGCATTGGAGATGATTAATATTTACACCGTGAAGTGGGGACAGAAATACGGCCCTGAACATGTGAATAAAATTCATGAGCAGTGTAAGAAGTATATCAAAGAAGACTTTGATTTTTATTGTCTGACTGAACTACCACATAACTTGAATCCAGATATACTTGTGATACCTTTTCCAGAAGATAACTACTACGAGAAGTGGTGGAACAAGTTGCATCTTTTTGATCGCAATGTTGTAAAGCAAAAAGGTGAGAAAATATTTTTTGATTTAGATGTAGTCATACAGAAAGATATAGATTGTATTGTAGATTATCCTTGTAATGACAATCTTGTTTTTATTAGAACGAGTTGGCACAATATGCGAAAAATGAAAACAGATGTTGTTGATATACCATGGGCATACACTGATTTAAACTCTAGTGTACTTCGCTGGAATGACAGACTAAATATTGACAAGATTACAAAATTTGTGAAAGACTATCCTTCTCAGATGTTTTTCTATTACAGAGGACTAGATAATCTTTTTGCACACCAAGGAGAACGTCTACTGAATATAGACTATTTTCCGAACGGTTGGGTTTACAGCTACAACAACGGTTACATGTGGCCTACTGATGTGAGAAAGCAGACGTTTAGAGAAGACCCCCTCATTTGTTTATATGATTCTATGGAGCGACCAGAAGATGTTAAGTTATAACTTTTTGAACAATTACAAAAATTGGGGTGATGGGTTAGATAAAATTAATCACGAAATGCCTTGGAAAGCAGAAGACTTTCGTAAGTCATTAAATCCCAATTCAATGGAAGCTGCTATTTGGCTAGTAGAAGAATTAGAAAAGTTTACGGGAAATAAAGAATTAAATATTACTGTACTAAATTCTTGGCTAGGATTTCCTTTAGTTCCATTGCTTTGCGAAAATTTAAATGTAAAAAAAATCAATCTTATTGATGTTGACAATGATGCGCTAGAGTTATCAAAAGTTTTTAATAGACACTATAGAGAAGTCGGGGTAGATTTAAATCATATTAACTGGGATGTTCCGTTTGCATTTCACGACATTAATGCAATGCAATCAGATGTAGTAATATCTATGTGTGCTGAGACAATGTACCCTTTGAAAGAACTCACTACTGCAAATCCCGATTGTATTTTTGCGATTCAAAACTCTAATGTAATTAAAGAGATGTATGGTATAAATTGTGTAAACAGTCCAGAAGAACACTTAAAAAATATAGGTATTACAGAAGTGTTATATGAAGGCTCTATCAAACAAAAATATTGGACATTCGATGGGCTAAACGAATACGATAGATTTATGGCTATTGGAAAGAAGTAGCATCTTCTCCCGATATATCTGCAATCATATCTTGCCACATTTCTAAGTGTGGTATGACAAATCCTAAAGTAAGACGAGGCTCATGAGAACCTGCACAGTGATATACTACTTTGTCGGGTTCTCTACCTTTACCGAAATATCCCACCTTACATGTCCATCCTGGACTATCTTTCATAGTCACAATTTCTTTTGTAATAGGATCTCTGTATCTAAAGAATCCATTTCCTTCTTTTGAGTATGATAGAAGAATATTATATCCCGATGCATTCCAATTATTATGCCAGCTCATAAATCCCTCAGAAGGATAATAAACATTTACTGCTTGATTTCGAGCGCCTAAGTATGAACACAATGTTGTAGCCATGGTTATACATTTGTTTTTGTGTTCAGATGATACACGCTCTTCTGAGGCAATATCCACTGACATAGTTTTCTCTGGATATCCTATATGTCGTCCGTCTTTAGAAACAATTTCTTCTAAATGATCTAAACCGCAAGCCGTATCTAATGTGTATCCTTGATGTCGGCCTTCATGATTAGATATTTTATCCAAATCAGTTAAATCTTGATTAAAGAACCAATCACTATATTCTGTTATGATTGCTAACACTTCTTCATTCTTAATATCAACTAATTTCATTCTAACTTATCCTTCGATATAGTATGATGATACAAAACAATATCAGTTCCTTGAAGTTCTTCGTAGTGATAACCATTTACAAAGTTCCAACGAGCGTCTGGTTCTTTTATGTATCCCCACTTTACCACTTTCTCACCATAAGTCAATAGTCTCCACATTGTAAAAGTATCCCACTTTCTAGCATCTTCAGGATAATGTAGCATATCATAATCAGGTTCCCATTGCTTTAAATATTCAGTGTACCAAGCTCCCATGAGATCCATTGTCGCTTCATTCTTTCTATATATGAAGAATCCACAATGACAAGTCATTTCTTCGCCTTCTGCCAACTTAGTAAGTTTAGCATTGTAAGGACGATTCTTAGTGAATACAATATCTAGATCATCTGGTAACTCATTAAAAACATTTTGAATATCCTCATGCTGACACATCATATCAGCATCGAGGTAGCAAGTAATGTCGTAAGGAGTTTTATTGAGTGCCCAGAGTTTAGCACGAATATGTCGTGGAATGCCTTCAGTGATTATGTTATCAAAGATTGTATAGTCTTCAGGCTCAACCCATTCTTCATGTGTGAAGAAAGTAATATTAGCTTCAGGCCAAAAATCTTTTACTGATTCTGCTAATGCTTTTCCGTAACGATAGAAACCTTTTTTAACAGAAGCAATAATTACAAATCCTTTAGTTTGCTTCTTCTCTGGCATTTTCAAGTTCCTTCATTATTAATATTGTAGCATACGCTTGAACTTCCATGATAGATTTAGACTTGCGAATCATTCGCTTCAGTTCAGTATTCTTAGAGTTTTTAATTTGTTCAACTTCAAATGCTTCTAATTTATAATTAAAAAGAACTTCTTGTTTCCCACGCGCAACTTGAGATTGTTGCCGTTCCATTTGCTGTTTGATAATTTCGTTACGTTTATCTAAACTTTTTTTAGTATTCTCATCAATATCTTCTTCAGTATATTGCTCAAGAATCGCTTTCATATCAGGATTTACGCCATCAGGATCTTGAATGGACGCAATATTTTCTTGACCATTAAGATTTTTAATAGTAACAATTAGATGTCGGTTTTCTTTATTAGACCAATATGGGTGTAGATATTCTTTACGTTTTGGTGTGTTTTCTGTTGAGGTGCTAACAGATGTTTCTACAGATGCTGAAACTTCTGACATAATATAATCTCCATAATTTAAATTATAATACTATATATTCAATTTTTTAAGCTGTTCTTATCCAAAGCCTTACAGTTGATACCACTTCAGTTGATGCTTGAATTGTATCGCCTGCGTATGCACCAGTGAAGTTACTACTATAAAATCCAGTAAATGTCTTAGCCCCTGTATATGAACCTGTAAAACCAGCATAAAAACCTGCGTAAGCTGAAGTTCCTACATAGTTTCCGGTGAAAGTGCCAGTGTATGTACCAGAATAATTCTGCGATGACACTACCTGACGAGTATCTGTTAGTGCGTCTCCCATCTGTACCCATGTACCAGTTAAACCGCTTGAACTTGCTTGAAGTTTATATGTTCCAATTTCTGTTGAAATAATTCTATTTCTAAAGTTAGGAACTATCTGTTCAATTTCAGCAGAAGTCATACCTTTAACGCTTGTACCGTCTAATTTCAAACTAGTAAGATCCGCATTAGCTGCGGTTGTTGGAGCAGTTTTTTGCCAAAGATAAACTACAGTATTACCGCTTTGAGCAGTATCAGTGATAGTGTATCTTGAAGTCCAAGTGCCTCCGGCAGGAGCTGTTGCTGATAATTTATATTGACCAACCGTATATGTAGTTTCAGTCACCATATCGGTAATAACTTTATCTAAAATATCAGTATTTAAATCAGAATCTGACATCTGTTTGATTGCTGCATCGTATCCTAAAATTCGGTTTGTAATACTTTCGGATGCGGCTGATCTGACTTGTTTAAAATAATAATTAGTAGTTGTGACTGCACCTGCTGTTGGGTGAGTACCAATTGAGTCATTGCGTTTGGTGTCTACAAATGTACCAATAGAAGTACCAGTTAAAGCATTTGCAGTGTCAACATTGAGTTCCGCTACACCTGTGCCATTAGAATCAGTCGCAAATTTATTTGTTATTACATACGACAAATACTGATTAATTTCAGTATCAGTCATTTCCTGTAAGCCTTGAAAGTTTACAGCAGTTATTGGAGTTCCTGATGCTTTAATTCTTAATGGTTGCATTCATATTTCCTAGTTAAGTCTAGCACCAGTAGAGTCGTATATTACGATATCTACTAAAGTTTGCCAATTGGTAGTAGAAGTTCCTATAAATTTAATGGATGCGCCAGATGGAACATTAATAGATACGTTAGCACTACCTGCATTAATAGTCCCACTAGTATTCGGATAAATTTTTACGTTAACAGCGGTTGCGTTTACTACAGTATATACTGATCCAGCTTGAGCAGTAGGTAATTTTACACCTTGATTACTTGTAGCAGTAGTAATTACATTATATGTTTTAGTAAGAACAGTTGCATCTGCTTGTGTAGTACCTGCTGCTGTAACAGTTGCTGTAATACTTAATTTAAGATTTCCAGTTGAAGAGATATCATCTACAACAATATCACTACCTGATTCATACTTGTCGGTATTGAGATTAGTTAAATTGGTATCCATCTCAGTATTAGTGAGAGGACTACCTTTAGCTGCTCTAGTTGTAATTGTTGACATCTAATGACTATCTCGTGTTTAATCTATTTAAAATCAAGTTCAAAGAATTCTTTATATCGTTTAATTCAGTTTTCAATGTATTTATATCATTCTCACATTGCGTTATAATATTCTTTTCTGCCCGATGTTTTTCACGCAATCTTTTATATTCAGACAACCCGCGTACATCAACAGATAAAATACCTTTAGAGTTAGTATCTTTGACTAATGTTGGTTCTCCTTCTACTTTAAAATATGCCATATTATACCTGCAATGCGTATGCTCTTAACTTAGTGGACTTAGGTATTCTAGCACTGTTACTACTCAAGTGTACAATTTTAATTGCGTATTCTTTATAACCAGTATATGTTATAGTTGATCTTGCAGCAGTAGCTGTGGCACTTGAACCACCACCACCTGATATTGTAACAGTAGGATTGCTAGTGTAACCTCTACCAGGATTCAATATAGTGATAGCTGTTACTGCTCCTGCTGAAATAGTGGCTTGTGCAGTAGCACCATAACCACCACCGCCTGTTATCGAAACAGTAGGTACAGTAGAGTAAGCAGAACCGCCAGCAGTAACTGCAATGCTAGAAATTCTGCTAACATCATACTCAAATATATCACTACCATTTAAACCAGAACCGCTTGCTTTAGCAGGTATTTTATATGAATATTCGCCATATTCTTGTGATGCGGTGTTGAAAGGGCTATCTAATATTTCAAGTTCTTTCCAGAAAATATCTTCTAAGAAATCGCCATCGTCTGCTGCATTTTTAAATTTAGCGTATACTTTTACATTACCTTCTGTCGGTATTTTGTTATCTAAGTATACAATCAAATCTTCAGCATCTTGACCTTCTGCTAAGACTACTTTTCTAGATATATATTTGCTTGTAGCTGATCCGCCAACTCTAACTTCTTCATTAGAAGCATCATTATTAATTTCATTTTTAAATGTAGCAAGAATCAGTGTTTCAACATTGACCATAGGGCTTAAATTATTAACTGTAGTATTTAAAACGAATTCAATAGTTGCAGATTTTTCGTAAGCATCACCACCATATGTTGCTATTTCATTTGAATAACTTAATATAGTTTTTTCTGCATCTATTTCTACTGTAGCATTCGCTATTGTAGCACTAGTAGTTGGAACAATTGTTGCTGCGCCGGTGTTTGTCAATGCAATTTTAGGTGTGATTGTACCTAAATTAGCATGATTCTCAGATTTAGCTTTAAGTACGTAAGCATCAACTACGCGATTATTAATACTTGAAATTGTGGCTGTTCTAGTACCATCACCAACAAGAGTTC